GTCGATCTCGGATCGGCATAGGTCAAAGCTCCCTGATGCCTCCGGGTTCGGTTCAATCTTGTGGCGTTTGCACAGCTGATGATAGAACGCCAACATTTTCTCAGTTGGCGTGTCACGTCGTCCGCTGCTGTTCGGTGCTGTGGTGCGGATCTGGGCGTCGGGGCGCTCCTGCGGGCTTCTAGGGGCGCCTGACGCCTTCCTCATCTCTTCACGACTGGCGCGTTTCGCCGGGTCGGAACCTGCCCAGCCGGCATTGGCTAGCGCACGGCCAACAGCTGACGTTTCGCAGTTCTCGACGTGGCTGGTGGCGTTCACGCCGCGTTGGCTGGCGTGTTCTTCTGCCCAGCCGGTAGCGATCATGCCGTGATCTTCGTACAGAGTTGCTTTGAACACGCACCAGCCGTCGCCGTGGTGTGTCATTTCGGTAATGACTTGTGGTATTGCGCCTCGGGCGCGCACGTCGGCGAGCCAGCGTGCTAGTCGGGTTGCTACAGGTTCGTAGTCGTCAAGGTTGAAGCCCATCATTGCCTCCTGAGGGATTCCCATATGGTGTGTCGTTGGCCGTGTCCGTGCTGATCTTTGCGCCTGGACTTGCGTGTCCGGTCTGTGGCTCGGATCCAGCCGTCGTTCGCGGCCTTGTTCAGTCGTGCAGCCAGCCCCTTGGTGACTTTGAAGTCACGGCCGAGGGCTTGCCACACATCGTCTGCTGTCCACTCGGGGTAGAAGTAGCAGCAGCGACGGATCGCACCGTCGACGGCCTCAAGTTCGGCCGGCGTCCACTTGTTGGCGGCTTTGTCGGATTCTGCAATGCCGCGTTCGTACGGTGTGCCAAACAGATCCATGTCAGCACCAATCCCCGCTCATGTACCACGGCTGGAAGCTGCACCAGCCGAGCCGTTCCGCTTCCACAGCAACCATACGACCAACCATGATGTTGACGGCCGGCACCAGTAGGTCGTCGCGTGTCAGGCCAAGGTCGGTGACCATTGGCCCCCATGTCGCCCAGTTGATTTGCATTAGCCCGTAGTCGCGCGTTGGGCTGATCGCGTCCGCCTGGCATCGGGATTCTTGCCACATGATTTGGTCGACAACGTCGAGCATGTGCGCTGGCCAGAATGTGGCGGCATACCCCGACCACTCCGGACACTTCGCATCGGAAAGGATGACGATGCTGGTGGCCGGCACAGTCGACAGCAGCCGTGCGGTCGTGGTGACTGTGGTGGTAGTGGTCGGGGTCGCCTGCGGCGCTTCTGAGGTTCCCACAACAACAGCGCCGGTCGTGCTGGTTACAGCTGCGGCTGATGTGGTGGGTAGTAGCGCGTCGTGTTGATAGTTGCTCGGGTCGTCCAGATACGCCGGGATGAGCAGGCCGGCGGTGGCGGTGGCTAGCAGGGCTAGTCGGATCATGGGGAACCTCCGTATGTGTTGTGGGGTTCCCATCATTACACCGGGGTGTTACATGATGCAACTATCCGAACAAAGCCGCCCATGTTTTGGGGCCAACAATGCCATCAACGTATTCGCCGGCGTCGCCTTGGAAGTCGCGCACAGCTGCGTCGGTCATGGGGCCAAAGTCGCCGTCGACTGGGCCGACGTTGTAGCCCTTATCAGCGAGCGCCTGCTGGATGAGCCGCACACGCGCTTTCGCGGAGCTGCCGCGCTTTGTGCTCGCGCCCGGGTAGGCCGGCGTGTCGGTGACGGGCTTGAGTTTCGGTGAGCCATCAGCCAGGCGTTCGGCGACTGGTGTGTCCCATCCCCACGTCGTTTCGGTGACCTCGAGGTGAATGTGGTCGTTACGACCACCGGGCGGGCGGTTGATCCAGCCACGGCCGGCTTGCCAGTAGCGGCGCGCCCAGTAGTCATGGATCCGTTGGATGCCGAGCGTGTCCGCGTTGGCTTCCAGCCACGGGATAATCACAGTTTCGATCTGTTCGCGCGTTGGTGCATTTGGGTGCTCGTCGTCCTGTCGGTATGACAGGTCCAGGGCGGCGCCGAACGCGTGGGATGACCAGCGAGTACCGCCGCGAATCTTGCGCCGGGTGTAACAGCCCAAATACCACATGCCGTACTGGTCGGCCATGTAATCGCGGATCTGCAACAGGTTCGGTGAGCAGGTGTTGAACGGTGCCGCTGGTGTGCGGCCGTCATGCCAGTTGGTGTACTTCACGACTTCTTCCCAATGATCGGCTCAACAGGCTTGCCGCCCTTCGCGGCGATGCCGTTGCCGACCGCGTAACCGACGATGGTGCCGAGCATCCCGGTGCCGGCCTCGTTAGCGATTGAATCAGCGACCATTAGCACGGCGATGACGATCATGGCGACCATTGCGATCAAGGCCTTCGGTGGGTTGGTGAGGTTCATGTTCTAGTTCTCCACTATTGAAACGATTGCCCCCACCGCGATCGCGGCGAGGATAATAACCATGACAATCATGCCGGCGGTTCTGGTGCTGGTGGGTCGTCGCGTTGATCGTAAGGGTCGAGGTGCACATGGCAGCCGCCACACTCCACAAACGGCGGATCACCTTTCACGTTAAACGAGATATTCCCATTCGGGCAGTCATTGTCGGTACAGGTCACAGCCACCATGATTACGCCGCCTCGTAAAAGTCTTGGATAATGATGCGATCACCGGCTGCCCATGTAAACGGCACGGTTGAGCTAATCGGCCCAACACTTGCATATGTCGATGAGGCACCGACTACATAAACGTATGCCCCATTTACGTCGAAACGGATTAGAGTGCCAATGTAATCAGTACCGGTGGCATCTTCGTGAGTAACTTGTCCTCCGTTGCCCGCAAGAAAGTACTGGGCGGCTGACACAGGGTAGGTGATTCGAACATTGGTCGTCCCTACTGAAGTTGTCGAGCCAACTACTAACTCAACTTGCCAAAAAACGAGTTTGTTGATTTGACAATAACGGGCAGTTACCGTGCCATTGCCGACCGTGACCCCAGTCCACACCGGCGTGTATGTGGTCCATGTGCCGATATCGTTCAGGTCGGCTGCCGTCAGTACGTCGCCGGCGGTGAAGTCGCCTAGTGCGGTCATGGTGTCAGCCTAGCCCAGCCGGTTCTCATCAAGTACCCCTAGCACCGCCGAGTCCAAAACCAACGACTGATAATCATCAGCAGAAAGCAGATCCAACACAATGCTGGTACCGGACGCGGTAGCACGGATCTGCCGGCTGTAAATCAAACATTTGTCGGTGACGGTGCCAGCTGCGCCGGCCGGTGTGTAAGTGATCGTGCATGGCTGCCACAACGCGGTCTCGGTGTCCAGAAGCAGTTCGAGCTGTGTGGCGGAGCCGGCCGGGGTGTTGGCAAGGTTGGCGCTGGTGAACTCTAAGCGTTGCGCGATGAATCGGCTGGTTGATAGCCGGTTGACCATGTTGGTGGCGCCGTTGAGTGTCGCGGTGTCGGTGCTTGCTGCATGACCTGTTGCGGTGTATGCGCGTGCGCCGTACAGGTCGGCGCTGGTCGTGTCCTGGACTGTTTGGGTGCTGCCGCCGTCGCGTGTGCTAATGACGGTGTTGACTAGTTCTTCGATGTTGTACCCGGTGATTACGTCGGCGGCTGGTAGTTCGCCGGCTGTCGGTGTGGCACCTGTGAACTCGAACACGTTGAGCGTGTCGGAATAGAACGTGGTCGCGGATCTTGTAAGCGTGTTGCCGATGGTGACTGGCCAATAAACAGCTGCGTCGATGGGCGCCGGATCGTGTGTGATTTTTTTGCCGTACACAACGCACAGATCGGCCGACATGACATCGTTTTGCAGCGAGTCGGTGATGAACTGCACATTGGTTGATGTGATCTGCATCGGCACCGCTGTGTTGTCGTTCGCGACAAGGCCGACACCTTTGCTGGCACCAGTTGTGCCGAGTTTCACCATGTCGTCGGTGCCTGACAGTTTCAAGCTGAACGTGCCTTCGATGGCGTCGCCGGGGCCTGTTCTTGGTGACGAGCTGTAATCCTTCGGGCTGAGCCGGCCGACGACAGCGACCCAGTCAAGCGCGGTGATTTGCACGGTGGATTGGGTGCCGTTGTCCGCTAACTGGAAATCGTCAACGATGCCGTGAAACAGGATCTGGTCGCTGCCACCGTTCACCGTTGTGGTGATGTAGACACCTTGGCTGAACCAGTCAACGCTGTCATATGTGCCACCAGCGTTCGGTGTCAACGCGCCGTCGTTGTTGTCCAGCGTGATAATCGCCCGGTTTGGGTTGACACGTTGCGGGCGTGCTGCCTGTTGCACCGTGAAGCCAAGCGCACGACTAGTGAAATCCGTCTGATTGTCGATCTCGCCGATTTTGACGGTGTGCGCGAGCGTGAGTGTCACGACCGGATCTGCCCAGTAGTTGGGATCGGCAAGCTGCCAGATTGACGGCCGGCGCGCTCAAGGACGCGCACCAGTTCGTTTGGGTCGGTGCCGGCTGGCATGTTGACGGTGACGTTCATGTCGCCGCTGCGCACGCCTGAGCGGTTGCTGGGGCCGATCTGGACGCTGCTAACTGGTGTCGGCAACGGTGGTGCTGGTGCAAAGTCGCCGCCGCCGACCATGCCGGCCGCAGCTGCGATTTCGGCTGCCGTCAGCGTCGTGAGCGCGGTGTTAGCGATGGCGTTCAACACCTCAAGTTGTGCCAGCACCGCGTCGTATTCGCCTTGGTCTAATAACGCGATCAGTTCTAGCTGTTTGGTGGCTGGGATGTTGTCAAGCTGGTCGATGACTTTGCCCAGTTCGCGGTAAACGTCGCGGCTGGCCTCTTCGGCTTCGCGGCTGCCTTCGCCGTATTCTTTGACGGCTTCGGCCGCGTCAAGAATCGCGTCGCTGAAGTTGTCAACGGCCTCGTCGTTATCAAAAATGCCAAACAGGTAGTTGAACTCGTCAATCAAGTCGGTATTCATGTCGCTGATAAACTGCTGCGCTTCGTGGTGGCGTGCCATCGCGTCGTTCGTGCGGCCGATGGCAGCTTCGACGTCGTCCAACGTCGGGTGCAGCTCGTCCATCAGCCGTTCGGCTTCTTCATAGTCCAAGTTAGCGAGCTGCTGCTGATAGGCCGCCTCCGCAATGGCTTCGGCCACCTCCAGTTCCGCGTCGGCGTAACCCTCAATAGCCGGCGTCACTTTGTCCTCAACGATCTGTGCCTGTTCCTCAAACACGTTGGTCAGCTTGTCGATCGACACGAACGGGATCTTGTTCGCCACGTCAATCAGCGTGTTGATGAAATCAACAAACTTGCCGGCCAGCCATGACACAGCGTCGCTGACCGCGTCGAACGCGATCTTGACGGCCTCAATGACTTTGGTGACAACGCCGAACTTTTTCTCAAGAACGATGAGCGTGGCGACAAGGCCGGCGATGGCTAGCACGATCAGCACGATGGGGTTGGCGGCCAGCACCGCGTTGAACACGGCTGTGGCGGCGGTGGCGATGCCTTGAGCGACTGCGTACAGCTTGAGCGCCGTGTTGTAGGCGATGACGATGCCGGCGACGGTGGCGATGGCTGCGCCGATGGCAATAAACAGTTCGGTGTTCTCCGCGACGAAGGTGGCCACGTCCTCGAGGATGGGCAGCAGTTTCTCAAGGATGGGCAGCAACGCCATGCCGATGGATTCCTGTGCTTGGTCGATACTGACCTGCATCCGTTGGAATCGACCCGCAACTGTCTCAGCGTTAGCCGCAACAGCGCCCTCAAATGTTTGGGCAAGACTGGCGGCGACTTCGTCAAACGTGGCACCGCTTTCAATTGCTGCTACTAGACCGTAGTCAAGTTCCTCAAGGGGCGTAAGGACGCCTGTGTAGCCTTCTGCTAGGCGTTCGGCTACGTCAAACACGTCGCGGCCTGTGCCGGCGCTGATGTCTAACGCCAAAGTCAAAAGCTCTTGAGCTTCGGCAAGGTCGCCGGTGTGCCGCGCCAAAATTTGCAATGCTGGCCGCAGCTCGTTATCCGACACGGCGCTGGCAAGTTCTTGTGCGTCAATGAACGCGTGCAGCGCGTCAATCTGCTCGTTAGTGGCGTCCGTAGACACACGAATTTGGCGTTCAAGTTCTGCCTGTTGCGATGCGTCCTCGGCTGCGGCTTTTGTGGCAAGACCAGCGGCGGTGGCTAATCCAGCAACAGCGGCGGTGGCCGGCAGAAACGCCTTTTCCATAGCGAAACTGACTTTTTCGCTGGTTTTTTCTAGGCGCTCAAACTCCTTCATCGCCTTTTTTACGCCGTCGGGCGCGAACTCGGAAACGATGGGGACGTTGATGGCCATTAGCGCAGCTCCTTGTTGAGTATCACCATCATGTCATCTATGGCTGCTTTGACTTGCCGTACGACGACTGGCATGGCGTCCTCCGCGCCGGGCCACATGGTGCGCGACGCCGGGCCACCGCGCTGATTCAACACGTTGATGAACTGGCGGCCAGCGTCCGTCGTGCCATTAGAGCGTCGGCCGGCCATGTCGTAGATCGCACCGGCCGCGTTCTTTTGGCGCAGCGTCAGCAGCGGGATGTTGTTCGGGTCGCGCGCACCGCGCACCTTGCCAGCCCTGAAGGCGACCTTGATGCCGCGTCTGACTGCTGTCGGGTCGAAACCGCCCTTCCAGCCCACCCAGCCCGACAGCGGCCGTACAGCGGGAACTAGGCGCCTGGCTGATTCTTCGACCGGCTGCGCGGCAGCCTTCATGGTTTTGACGACTTGCTTCTTAAGCTCAGGGTTGACCGAGTTCAGCACCTTGATGGCATCAGCGACGCCATTCACTTCAATGCTGCTGCTAACGGCCACGTTTAGCCTTCCTATTCCGCTCGTTGATTACATCAACCACAGTAGTCAGGTCGAGTACATCAAAGTCGATGTTCGGCGGCCACCAGCCCAAATGTACGAGGATCTCGGCTAGCTGGCGTCGCCGGGTTCCTCGCGCGTAGGGCGGTCGTCACTCCCAACAACCTCAAGCGTCACGATCCGACGTAGGTAGTCGTCGAACACGGCCGGCACGGTGATTTTCTGCGCTTTGCATGCCTCGTAGGCAAGGTAGGCGAGGTCTTCCATGCCGAGACCTTCGGCCATTTTGCTGGCCTTCGTTTTGTATTTTCGTTCCCACGCGACGATGGCCCACAGGTTGGTGGTGACATCTTGCGGGCCATCGCCGGTGTCGACGCGTAGCGTGAGTTGCACGGTTGCCTCCTAGTTGTGCAGTTGGGTTTGGTCAGGGTGCCACGGCGCGGGTGTACGAGCCGCCGGTGAGGGTGATGTCCACGGTGGACAGTTCGCCGACGCCGCCGTTGAACGGTGTGAACTCGGCGAAGTACATGCCGGTGATGGTGTACACCGGGTTGTCAGCGGCCGGTGTGGCGCTGTTCTTGCCGACAACCACGTCGACGCTGGTGCCGAGGATGCCTTCGAGGATGCTTTCGACTTCCGCGGCGCCGTAGCTGAGGAACAGCGTGGCGGTCACTTCGCAGACCTCGAGGCCGGCGGTGTAGGTGCGTGCGGTGTCATCGAGCGCCGTGTTTTCGAGCGCCTCTTTGGTGATGGTCAGCGTGCAGTCCTGCAGCTGGTCGCTGAGGTCGTTGGCGTCGACCGACAGGTAGGTGGCGGTCAGGTTGGTGGTGGTCATGGTCAGGTGCTCCTGTGGGTTCCAAGTCTGATGGTCAGATCATAGGCCGGTAACT